TTCATCTAGTGTCCATGCTGCCAAAATAAACCTTTTTTGTGAAAGTATAAATAAAAAGAGAAAAAAAGTAAGGGAGTAAAAGTAGTGATATTTTTTTGATATAATAAATGTAAAAAAGGTTTTTGTAAATGAAAAAAGAAGATAAAAACATGTTTATCCTAGTAATTATATTAGTTGTTATTCTGAGTCTCTATATTACATATCAAACAAATTTAAAAGATTTTATTGAGTTTTTAGCTAAAATAGCACCTTTATTAATTTTAGGAACTCTATTTATAGGAATAAATCAACTAAAACTATCAAGAAAACAACAATTAGATACAAAACAATGGAATAAAAATCAATTAACTTTAAGACAATTACATAAAACAAGAGAAAAAATAAAGTCAATTTTAAATGATTTAGAACAAAAAGCATTTACAAAAAAAGAAGTTAAAGAAGTTAATATAAAACCCATCAGTGAAAGGGAAATAGGTGAATCATTGACTTTAAAAGAAATTCATATCTTATTTGGCAATGGGATATATGAACCTAATAATGGTTTTAAATATTATATAAAAGATATCAAAGAAGAAAACTTAAATAGAGACATTAGATCTATTATAAGTAATTATTTAGGAGAATTCGAATATATTGCTGCTGGAGCAAATCAAGACATTTTTGATAAAGAAATAATAAACAATGTTATAGGCTATTCTTTTATGAGAGCTTTTACAACATTTCATACCTATATTTATCATTTAAGAGAAGTTCATTTTAAAGATGATTCTATATATTTGGAAATAGAAAAATTAGCAAAAAATTTTATTGAAAATTATGAAGAATATAAAAAATATAAAAAATTTCTAAAATAATACTCATCAGAGTATTATTATAAGTCTGGCCATCCTCTAACACACATATTATCTCCTTTTATCCTTTTAATTCAATTAAAAATATAATATATTTTATATGTTTTTGTCAAGTGTTTGTTAACTATTTATTAAAAATAGTTAATAAAAAACATACAAACTCTATATATTAGACATATTTTTTATATTGACTGATATATTTTTTCTTTTGTTTGTTTAAAAGTATCACTTTCATTTAGTAAATCTTCCAAGACTTTACCCATAAAAGTTTGATGTTTTTTTGCTAATATTTCTAAAATCATAGCAGTTTCTACATTTACACTCGGTCTAATTTGTATTGTTGGTGTTTTTTCTTTCATCTTATTCCTTTACTAAATGTTCTTTGTTTCTTTTGAGTATTTTGAGACTGATTTATTTGTTGGTAGAAAAAATATCTATCTTGATTTGCTAAATCAGTTGGATCTATTCCTACTATGGCAAGTGCTGCTCTTGCATAAACTCTAACATCTATTGCCTCATTTCTTTTTTTAGATTGATTTAGCCATCTACCATTTACCTTTTTTTCTGCTGTTAATTGTTTGAAATAATTTTCATCATAAATATCTTTATTTGGAAAATGCATATATAAAGCACCAGGTGATGTTATTGTCAAAGCTGAATAAATATCATCTTTTGCTGTATTTACCCCTATGCTAAATAATGGAACTTTTCCTTTATTTTTGAGTGAAAATCTACCTGTTGTGATAGGAGCATTTATATCTTTGCTACCTTTTAAAGCAAAAAATTTTCTTAAATATCTTTTTTTACAAAAAGAATACATTGTATTTGTCTTATGTCCTCCTGTATCAAATCCAGCAGCATATATTCTCATAAGATTTCCACTTTCGTGTTTAAATATTTTTTGTAAATATAAATCTAATGCTTTTTGAGTTTCAAGCAAATCAGGGTCTCCATGAATAATTTTATAATCAATACTCCAACTTTCATATCCTTCACCCCATCCAACTACTTCTATCTCAAATCTATCATCTTGTGTATCAATTCCAGCTGTTAAAATTCTCACTCCTCTTGGAACTTCTGCTGTATATTCTTCTTTTCTATCTAAAAGCTCTTGAATATCTACTTTTACTTTTATGAATTGCTCTTCCCAAGGTCTTGCATCTCTTGTATTTACCCAAGTTTTCATAAGTTTTTCATTTCCTGCTTTTAAAGCTTTTTTTGCTTTTAGATATTCTCTAAAAATTTTATTCCAACTTAAAAAACCAAGGGGAGAATAATAGCTTGGTATCCTATATCCTTTATAAGGATGTCCAGGATTTTGTGGTATCCATTTAGCTCCATTTTCTTCACTCATCATCCAAGTTTTATGATATTCTTCTATTAAAGAGCCACATTTTGGACAAGAATACACTACATCACCTTTTAACTCATAATTTTCTTCATCAAAATCATAAACAAAATTTTCTCTATCAAAAGTTATAAGCTCTTTACAAAAAGGACATGGCATAAAATATTCTCTTTGGTCGCTATCTTCAAACTCTTTTTCAATATTGCTTATTCCTTTTAATGTAGGAGTTGAATTGATATAAATTTTTCTATTTGGAAAACTATCAGCTCTATTTTTAGCAAGAGCGATAGGACTTCCTTCGTTATTTACATCATCAGGATAACCATCCACATCATCTAAACATACAATTCTACAAGAAAGTGATCTAAAATTAGCAGTAGAATTTGAATAAGCATACACAAGACTACCACCAGGAAACTCCATCATAGAATTATCTCCTAAATCGTTTTTAGTTTTTCCTGGTTTTATCTTTTTTGCTAACTTTTTTATTGCTCTTACAGATGGAACTAATTTCATTTGTCTATGTTTTTTTAATAAACTCTCAGTTGGAAGCATCAAAAGCATAGGAGAAGGATATAAATCCATATAAGTCATTAAAAAATTATTTGCTATCTCAGTCCCACCAATTTGAGTTCCTTTTATGACTTTTACTTCTGTGGTTGGGTCTTGTGGAGATAATACATCCATAATTTCTTTGCTAAATGGAAATCTGTTAGTTCTCCATTTACCAGGTTCAGCTGATGACTCTTTTGGTAAAAATCTAAAACTATCTGCCCATTCACTTATAGTTAAAAGTGGGTCTGGCTCTAAACCTTTTAGAAAAAACTTTTCATATATCCCCATAAGTTTCTCCTAAAATTTCTAAACTATGTCTAAGTTCATTATTTAAAATCTCTTTTATTTTATTTCTATCAGTTTCAGCACTCAAAATAGCACTCACTCTATCTGGCACACTCAATACTGCATCTCTTACTCTTCTACCTACTTCAAAAGCTTCTCTACCTACCTCTTCTTTTGAAATTAACTCTGATTTTTCTTTTTTGTATTGAATCTCTTTTAATTTTGCAGTCAATATCTCACTTATTGTTTTTGCTTCGTTTAAATTCATAGTCCCAAGTAAATCAGAAAGTTCTTCACCAATCTCAACACCTTCTTTTTTTGCTTCTTCTAAAACTCTTTCTGCTTTTTCTTGTTCTTCTTTTAGTTTTTTTTCATACTCTTCTTTTTCTTCTTCACTTAAATCAGCAATAGTTCCATATTTAACTTCCATAGAAAACAAATCTGTATTTCGTCTTTTTTCATTTGCTTCTCTTTGTGCATCTCTACTTGGATCTTTATGCTCTTCTAAAATTTTAATAGCTTCATCTTTTTTAATTTTTCCTTGATAAGTTGGAATTACCCCTTGCTTTACAAGTTTATTTATATAAGTGTGTGAGCGATTTACTAATTTTGCGAATTTTCTTTGACTTAAATACATTTTTTTTCTCCAAAATCTTTAAATTCAGATAAAGTCATTCCAAAGACTCTACGAAATAATTTATCTATACTATTTGGAGCATATCCAATATCTTTTGCTATTTTAAATCTATCAATATCATCTTTTTTTAAAGAATAAACATAACTTAAAAACTCTTTATCCCTTTCTTTGTAAGTATTAGTTCCTAAATATCTTAACATTGTAGAAAAATGCTCCAAAGTTATATTCATCTTTTTTGCTATATCTCTCGTGCTTGTAGTCAAAAATAAAAAAGGATTTTTATCCCTTAATCTTCCAAGTTTATATTCAAATTTTTGTATCGTATTTTGACTATATTTCATCACACATACTCCAAGCGATATTTTTGCTAATTGGAAAGTATTGTTTCATATCAAGAGATTTTTTTAACCTTTTATTTTCAATCAATAATTCTGATATTTTTTTATATCTATTACCATTTGTAAGTTTTAAATTCAAGTTTTCTTTTTTCAAATTTTCTATTTTCAATTCTAATCTATCAATTGTTTTTCTTAATTCATTAGTCTTCAAATCATTTTCTTTTTGAACTGCTGCTATTTTAGAAATACATTCATCAATTTTCATAAATCCGAAATATTTTAAAACTTTATTTATCATCTATCATCCTTTATTATGGTTTTTGTAAACATTTACACTTCATTAAGTGGTAACCAAGTTTCAACTGCCAAAACTACCTATTTCTCGGGGTCACGAGTCCCCGTATCACCCAACTTCCAAAAGGACCCACTATTTTTTCATATAAAAATTTAGATTCTTTTCAAATGTTTGAGCATAATGTGCTTCAAATTTCTTTTGACATAATTCAAGCACTTCTTTATTAAACATTTGTGTTGGTGATAAAGAATATAAACTTTTTAAAGGTAATCTTTTCTTAGTTTTTCTTTCAAAAACTCTCATATTCCCGTTAATATCTCTTGCTATAAAAGCATTTTTTAGTTTTTTTCTATTACCTTTTTTAACCATAAAAGATACACCTTTTTTAGTTTGTTTAGCTGAAAAGTTATATAATCCAAGACTTCTACTTTTTATCTTCATTCGCCAAGAGCTACCACTCACATTTATACTCATTACTTTTTTTAATCTTGCTGATTTGATATTGTAAGTTTTTCTTACTTGTTTTACGGCTGTTGTTTTAAATCTTCTACCTTCATCCTTAATAGTTCTTTTCATTGCTTTTTGATAAATTGATGCATCAACTAAATCTTTAAATTTTTCTAATCCATCTAATTTTGCTTTTATTTCCATATTACCCCCTTATAAACTCTAAATCACCTTGATTAAATAACTCAGCTAATCTATCAGCAGTTAATACTCCT